CCAAATCCCGTGTTGTCCTTGATTCCAAGAAGTATCGGAGAAACAACTCTGTGACCGAGCATAATCTTTTCACGAGCCTCATCAGCAAGGAACTGATACTGTGCGTGTGCATCTGGGAGGTGTATAGGCTCTATGTCCGCTTGACGGTCTGGGTCTTCATTGAACGCTAAAATGAACTTACCTGAGTTGGATGTCCCTCCGAATTTATCTTGGATTTTGCTTTCAATTAGTTGTTGAGCCTCTTCGTCAGGAACTCCGTTATTGAAGTTAATAAGTAACGATGGCTGTAGACCGTTTAGTATATTGTTAATGTGATAGTTAGATACCTCTTCCTCTAATGAGCAATACTGTAAACATCCTTGATAGTCCACAGGGGCATAGTAATAGAATCCAGGTCTGTATGGCTTAATAACAAAAAGCTCCCTTAATTCATTTGCTTTGCCGTTTCCGAATGTTGGTATTCTCTTTGGGCTGTCAGATGGCTTATACTCATTCCACTTTGGATGGTAGTAATACGCTCTTATCTTTCCTTCGTCTGCCTTTTCCGCTCTTAGCGTTTCCATAGGGAAATGCGTAAGAGATGTAATTCTAGTTTTACTTTTATTATATACAACTTGAATAGCACCCTGACCAAGTAGTTTGTAATCATTAACTATCTTTTTTACCTCTTCGTCTTTTAGTATCATTTTAAAGCGAGCATACATCTCAGGCTTTTCTTCGCTGTCTGTCGCATTAAGTCCTCTTCCGTAAATCATATCTACAATACCATTGATACAGCAAGAGTTTGTTGGGCTGCTCAGGTAATTGTCAATTAGTCCACCAAAGTAATTATTATCCTCCCCATAGGTAACCCAATCATTTCTGTAGTCCTCCTTAATTTCAGGAATAGTATAGCCCTGTAGGTTTACTACTCTAATTGTTCCTGTTGGTTTATTCTTTCTAGGCATATTATATTGTTATATATTTTTCTCCAGTAGGAGCAGCACTATGCTCTGTATATTTCCCTGTGTTTAGTGTGTGCTTTTGCGTTCTGTCGGTTTGTGCCGTAACATAAACCTTGTCCCTAAACAACAGTGTAGAGCCTTGCTTCAGCTCCATAAAATAAATACTACCTTCAGAAAGTATTGAGAATGTACAAGGGATGCTTATGTAGTTACCTACTATCGTTGAGGTAAGGTTTGTAAGAGTCTCTGTAGTTCCCGTTCCATCTCTAGTAATCACCAAAGTAAGATTGCTAGCCTCGACATAAGTTCTTGGTATAATCTTAATTATTTGAGAATCCGTTGATGGAAGTAATACTTTCATATATATATAACTTAAAGATGTATTATTTGTTTACAAAAAAGCCCCACCATAAAGGTGAGGCTTACTGCGTTTAAGAACCTACTATGTTTAAGAGTTAGTTCCTTGAACTATTGTTACTGTACCAGCTAATCCAGCGAATGGATTTGCAGCAGTAGCTCCTTCTAGGAAGTTGGCAGGAAGCAACTCTTGACCTGTAAGAGTCAATGTGTATCCGCTTAAATCTCCCATTGCAGCACCTGTTACAATAGTACCTCCACTTACGTCAGCACCGTGTTCTAATCCCATTATAAAGGCATTGCCATTATAATCTTGGACAACAACGTGAGGTCTTCCGAATGTTAACAATTTCAATTCCTTGTGGTCTTGTATTGTAAGTTTATGAAGTGTTAGGTTTAGTGTTTGCTCATAGAAAGTTGTTCCGTTTTCTCTCGATGAGTTAATAGTTTGTTCAAAAGAAGAGTTACCCTTAACATCATATTCGAAAGCACTAACAGTCCCTAAGTCATCAATAACGTCAGTATTTGTACCATCAAAAGTGGTAGTAATAGAGCCGAAATTAAGGAAATAAACAGACTGAATGCCGCCAACTACATCTTTGCAGGGTTCTTTTCTTCCGAGTGTTAAATCACAAGCCATAATTATTTAAGTATTATAAAAAAGGGCAGGTAGGCTTTAAGGCTTACCTACCCCTTTTAGATTAGTGTTTCGGTTTATTAAGAGTACAATACTAAATCAGAACCTACTCCGATTTGTACGCCTGCTGTATATCTCATAATAACTCTTACATTTTGAGAGCCATCGATATCAGACATATCAATAACCTTAACCTCGTTACGGTCATCTAATAGACCTGTACCAAAGTATAAGTTAGATTTAGTTGTTAAGTACATCTTGTTACTTCCTGAGCCTTTAGCAACAAAGATTGGAATACCCTCAAAAGAAAGTTGTCCACCATTGTACCATTGTGTACCTTTACTGTCTGTACCTGCAGCTCCTATACCTGAAGCAAAACCACCTAAAGCACGAATGTATGCTTGGGCTACGTTTATAGATACATAAAGTGTTAGGTCTTCTTTGCCCATAATACCAGGAGCGTTAGCAACAGCAGAGTCTACAACAAGACCCATTTGAGCAATAACATTAGCTGATGTAATAGCTTCAGCAGTAATATCGTTTACTGAACTGTCATTAAGTCCTAATGTAAGAAAACCATCAAAAGAACCTTCTCCAGCAGTACCTGACCATATAGATGATTCAGTTGCTTTAGCAACTTCAGCAGCTACTTGTCCGATTACGAAATCAGAAAATAGTGGGGGTAGGCTGTCAAAAGCAGAATAACCCATCTGAGCAGCTTCCCAGTCAGCGTGTAATTCTTTTTTACAGATTTGTAGGTTAACTTGTAACTCAGTAGGAGTAAGCACTTTTTCAGTAAGTGTTAAACCAGAAGTAGTTGCATCAAAGTCACAGTCCGCAGAACGAACGATATTTGAAAAAGCCCCTACTTTCATAGCCGCCTTGTACTTTACGTTAGGCAGAATAGTGATGGCACCTTGGTCTAAGGTATCAGCAGAGAAAAGTGATGCAGCTAAATATTTACCTGCAAATTCCCCAGCATAAGATGAACCAGTAATAGTTGGATTTGGCATTTTGTTTTATTTTAGTTGTTTGTTATTTTTGACATTACTTTGTCAAGAGTTGATTTACTTCTGTTTTGCGCAAACAGTTGCGTAGGTTTCTTAGACACCTCTGCCTCTGGATTATGAGATAATGGCTCTACAGCAGGTTCTTGATTTGATAGTTCTGTTGGAACTTCCAATTCTTCCTTTTGTGCAGTAAGCTCTTCAATCATACCTTTCATTTCAGCCATAGCTTTAGCAAGGTCTTCTTTAGTAGCATACTTGTCCATCTTATCCTCGTCTTCCATTTCTTCTTTGACTTCTTCTGCTTCTTCTAGCTCTTCAGTCATTTCAACTTCTTCAGTTTCTTTAACTTCTTCAGCAGCTTCAACTTGGATGTCCTTAACGTCTTCAGATAATTCTACTTGCTCTTCAGCTACGGGAGACTGCTCTTCAGCAGTTTCTTCCTTAACATCAGTGTTAAGTAAAACATTCTTGAAACGCTCTACGATTTCGTTAGCTTTCATATACGAATTAAATAAGGTTAAACAATAATTAACTAACTATTTAACTCAAAGATTATATGTTTGTTGTATTTTTAACTAGTTCCGCTAGTTGGACCGATGCCTTGTGCTTGCAAGGAGCCGTCACAGCATTTTTTACTGTAACTTTTACCGTCTTTACATAAACATCCTCTGCGACCGCCCGTTGGGCTGCTATTTGATGGGGTAACGAATTTCTTTCTGCTCATTTTGAAGATTTAGGGTGTTTCTTTGGTAATAAATCGTAATCTGTAGTGTATTTAGCGTTCTGTGGTCTTCCATTCTTGACGAGATACAAAAACGCATTCACTCTTGCAAACGCCCACTGAGATGCTGACTTAACTACAGGAGAACGGGAAGTATTGAACGCCCCTAAACCTCTCTGAAATACAGAAGATAACACTCCTACAGTCACTCCATAGCCTAACTTACCTTTGTACTTCTCGTTAAACTCGTCTGCCTTCTTTTGTAGGGATGCACGGTCTTTTTGGGAGACCTTAGCACCCGTCTTTCCAGATGCATCACCTTTTGCGGACCCCTCACCCTTTGGTCTAGGGTTCGGAGTGTCCGATTTGGGAGCTTTAGGAGAGCTTTTTACGCCACCTCTTGGTCCCACCTCTGCCATCTTAACGCACTTGCCATAGACCTTTTTGTAGCCCTTTGGGCATTCGGCTAAGTCTTCTAATTTGTGCTGCTCACAGGGCATATACCAAGTCTTGCCCTCAAATTCGTGTGTGTGATGTCCTTCGCAGCCGATGTCTTGTGCTGCTTTCTCTGCAAGTTCCTTTGTTGCGTATGCAAGTCGGTCATCTATGATTGCCATATCATCGCCAATCACCATAGACGCAAACTCACCTCTCCTAAATTGCTTCATTTTACGAATAGCCCAATTAACGCCTGCAGTTCCTCCCCAACCAAGCCAAGCAACATATCCCTTGTCTTTCCAAGGAGTACCCCTTAAGTCTGGGTCTATAGTAGCGTTTCTGCGATGTCTGTTGAATGAAGCCATCCTAGCAATCGTTTGACGGGTGATTTTTTGACCCTTAGAGAGCTGGTTGGCTCTTCGCCAACCCACCCTAGTCATTCCCTTTACCTCATCACGACCATATCTATTACGCCAATCAAGGACTTTACGGGCGTTTTCTCTTGCTGCTTTAGGGTAATCATCATAAGAGCGTAATTCAACGTCTAAAGCCTTTGTAAGCTCTTCTATAAGGGATAGTGCTTCTAGCTCCTCTTCCCCATACTCAGGAAGTTGCTCTTTTGGTCTTTCCATAGCATCTGCGAAGTGTCCCTCGATGCTGAAGCCTTTTACTTTGCCTGTTTTGACATAGTTAGACCATAATGATTCATCGTATACTTTCATAGAGACCATCCAAGTGCCATTAGGCAGGTCAAAGCCGTATTTACGGGACTTATCTTGGTTTGTGTCATCTATAATCCAAGATTCTACAACAGATAAACCTTCTAACTCTCCATCGTGTTCTAAGGTAGCGTTGTTTTGATATCCTTTAGTCAGGAAAAGCTCTGAGGCTTTTCTGACGGTATCTTCAGAGAAATAAATATAGTATTCATCATTTCCAGTTCTGCGATATATCTTTTTGTTAGGTATTAGAGCAGGACCCATAAGAATCTTCTTCTCCTTATCCACTTCTGCTAGCTTCACTTCTTGTGAGCTGAGCATAATGAAGTCTTCCTGTATTGCAGGGTCGTCTACGATTGAAATAGCGTCTATTCCACTAATTTCGTTTTCCTCGTCAATTATAAGCTCGATTACTTTTATTTCTTCCATATATAAATAACTTACTAAGTTGCTTTTTGTTCTTATCCACCGAATGATGCTGTTCTTCTTGTGTTCCTGTCAAGTTCCTGTTGTGTTGTAATGTCTTTACCCACAACAAAAGCTCTCACTGGTCTAGATTGAGTGCCTGCAACCGTTTCCGCTAACTGACTTTGTGCGGTAGTCCCTACTACATTGAAGTCTGGCGGTTGAATTGTTGCCCCTGCCCCACCTGAGCCACCACCGACTCCAGCTCCGCCACCTACGGCAGAAGGCACAAATTGTTGTCTACTTATTGCTGCTGCTGTAGCCAATCCTGAAGCTAAAATAATACCGTATGCGATTTGAGATAGAGGTAAGGCTGCAATTCCAAGAAACTTCTCTGGACCAGCAAGAACAGCCTCTCTAGCTCTACCTGCACTTATAAATGCGGTTATTATAGCCTCGCCCATAGCAATAGCTTTTTGTATTTTAAATTGCTTTTCAGCAAGTTTATCTCTTTTTCTAGCTAAACTTTCCTCATTAGCGTTTATCTGATTGTTAAGAGACTCCCTCTGCTTTACGGTAAGAGATTCATTTTTAAGCCTTTCTCTCAACTGATTATTCATTAAAACAGTCTTTCTCTCTTCCCTACTTATTTCAGCATCAAAAAGTAAGTCTCCAGCCTGTTTAAATGTCTCATATGCACCGAGTAATTCTTTTATAGCAATTTGTTGATTTTTAAATTGCTCTTGTTGTTTTTTTGCTAAAACATCGTAAGCCTTGTTGTTTGCGTCAGCTATTTGTTTTAAACCTTTTAGTGCTATAGAGGCATTTTTTTGCAACTCAGCAGCAGCAGCTTTCTGTATTTCAAGTTGTTTTACAGTAATACCTCTAAAGGCAGCCTCAATAAAACTAATTCTTTCTTTATTTGACATTTGATTAAATGTTCTTTCTAAAGGGCTTAAAAGGTCATTAACAAATGGTTTTAGTTTTTCTCTAGCTTTGATAGATTCAGTCGCTATAGAACCAAACAAACTTTTTATACCCTTAAGTAATTCAGAAGACCCAAGAGTACGGGCAAGGTCGTTAATTTCTTTACTCAAATCGACCATTTCAATCTTAGCCTTTTCTGCGCCACCAAAAAATGCACCAACGAAAAATTTATACACTGCTGCCTGTGCCTTATCAATTCCTTTGCCGATTCTATCAGGTAAAGAACTGGTCTCTTCAGCTTGTAAATCAGCCTGTACTCTTAATTTTAACAAATCACCTTCCTTCTCTATTATATCATCTAATAAAGATTTTATTAAAGCTCTCTTTGCTTCAGTTTTAATGAATTCATCTAAGCTATTCGCAGACTCTACAGTTAATGTTCCGAATTCATTTAACTCTAAATTCAACTCTTTAAATGTCTTATTTAATAAGTCTACTACTTCTTGACTTTGTTCTGCATTTAGAAACAAGTTATTAAGTGCTCTAGAGGCAAGAGATAAAACTTTAGCTTGTTCTTTTAATGTGTCATTAAAGGTTGATGCAGCTTGTTCGGCTTTAGACATACCACCAAAAACCTTTTGTATACCAGCAATAAAAACTTGAAGCAATATTATTAAGCCTAAAGGACCCTTCATTTGCTTACCTAGAAGTTTAAAGGCTTTAGTAGTACCCCCTGTTTTAGCCATTAAAGTAACAAAAAGCGTAGCTAACTGAGACAGGTTGTTTGTTATC